TCCCTCTCGACGAACCCCAACGCAGACTGCGCAGCCGACGCCATAAATGAATCAATAGCCTCAGTGGTCTTATTGAAGAACGTTTGTGGTGTGCTCGCAGCTAGTGTGTCGGCGGCTCTAGTCAAAACTGGCGATGGTGCTGGACTTGGCCGAGCATATGCAACGAGGGCCGACTCAGAAATGAGCGTGAACTCATAGTGAGCGACCACTTCAAAGTACATAGTCGTGGCACTCGCCAGACCTCCCTGCGTAATGACACCGAGAGTTTGCCATCCAGACGCCTCAGCGTCACCAGTGTTACCTGATGATGAAGTGACCGACGGGATGGGTAGAAATCTACGGGTTTGTGACGGGTTCATTGGCTTAGCAATCCACATAGCAGTGGTACCGGGCGATAGTGGCATTGTTTCAATGGTCCCGAATGTGTAATCAGCGATCGCAACAACAGTACTCACGAGAGGTGGTTCGGTCAATGTCATGACTTTTACGATGCCAGAGCAGGTGTTAACCGCCCCAACATTATAACCTTTAACCCCCCAACTGGTGATCCTGGCGTCGTCCCAACCCGTAGGTGGTCCCGCCATTTTCGTCCAGAGCGCTGGGAGAGTTTGATTCAACTCAGTTGTTCCTGTTGTTTTGATGTAGTAAATACCATCTGGGTTTGCCTTGAAAAAGACGGACACTGCCCCGCAGGCCTCATTTGTCAGCTGTGTAGCCCCTCTCACGGTATACGGCAAAGAACGTGTCGCAGCAGCATCAGCATATCGCGCACCAATTGCTTGGTCGCAAAACGGGTTAACCATCCCGCAGACAGCCTTCACAGCGTGTGAATGCATTTTACTCTTTGCTGGTCCTGGCGCGGCTTTGACGCCACGGGTCATTGACTTGTTCTTGCCCGCGTTTGGGTCTATCGCCTTAGCTTGAGCGACATACGGGTCCTTGCTTTGTTTTCCCTTCTTCTTTTGAAGGATCTTCTTATTAACTTTAACCATTTTGTGGTTTATCTTATCTCAGGTGCTCAAAAGAGGCTTATATATTTTGGGTATGGCTACTTTGGAATCGACACTAATCCTACAGCTCATCACGCTCAACCATCCTTAGGAGGAGTGGTGAGCTAATTATTGCTGGAATACGCTCCACACTTAAAAGCAAATCCTCTAACTCTTGCATCTCTGCCACTGTGCAGTCGTAGCGACGGGTGAACATCGCCACGGCCTCACTGTGGACTTCATGCCGTTTCGTGACGTGGAACCCCTCCCACTCACTTTTACCGAAACGGGCTTTTTCCCTCGACAACAATTTGTGGAGATGTTTTAGGAAAGCACCAAGCACAGGCACGTGATGGTTGTCGTTGAGTAAGCTAATTACCACGCCCTTGAGGTTGGGTTCATTCGGCCCAATTACTAGAAAACCGATTCTGCTGATCAGGCGGCCAGGCTTCGCAGCCAAGACCCACCCATCAGATGTCGGCCAGAACAACTTGGAACAGAAATCAATCTCGCCTGGGTCTTCAGACACCGTGGCTGTGGTTTTGAAGCCACACCTTAGTGCCCAAGTCTCCAAACTACTCTTGAGATCATCAGGTGTCCAATCATCCTTAAGGTCCGTACAACCGGCGCCATCGTCACCACAAGACATCACTCCACCGCCTCTGCCGGTCAAGCTCGGATTGCTCCTCGCTATCCCGCCAGTAGTTAGTGAACCCTTAAAGTTTGTGGCTCCCTCGCCGCTTTGTATCCCC